TTCATCTGTAAAGAAGCCTGCTTCGTCATATTCAACCACATATATGCGATTATATGAATCATGTCAATAGATAAATAAAAAACCCCGTGCAGGCAATGAATAAACTGCACGGGGTTTCAACTACGGAGACCTATTTCATATCAGATTATATAAGAATGTCAAGGATTATTTAGGTCTTTTCGTCCAAAAAAGCTAACAAAATGTATATCTTTCTTTATTCTCTGGTCAAAGTAGTACCACGACGCGTTGTCTTTGCCTTGTGACTTACTGTCGGGTATCCATTTAACACGCCCTACCGCCACGACCTTTTTTAAACGATGAAGGTAAGGTTCTGACTGCAAAGTAAAGAGCCAGTCGGCGTCAAACAGGAGCCACGTTGGTCTCATGGCCGTGAAATGCGGTATCATTTCGTGTAGGATGGACCGTTCCCACGGCGGGTTGGTTATAATAAACTGACCGTTGCAGTCTGATTCGGTTAGATCCAAGGCGTTCTTTGTGGAAATGTCGTTTCGTCTGGGTTCAATATCACAAGCCCCTGTACAGGCAAACCCACGTTCCTCCAGAATATCAATAAGAGAGCCGTCCCCTGCGCAAGGTTCGATAAACGTGCAACTTGGATTAAGGTAAGGAACAACAGGCAGGACAGCCTTTAAGGGCGTTGGATAAAAATCCCTCTCCTTGCGTTCAAAATTAGATCGTTTGCCCATTTATTTTCCTTAACCTCCATCTTTCAAATAAACGTCTTAAAAAATAAGAACGCGCAATGCTTAAAACCGTAAATACTGCGCTGATAACAATAGATTGTCCTCCTGTAACGGCAAAACCAAACAGGGGGAGTACAATTAATGTAGCTATTACAGAGATAATAAATCCAACCAAAACGTTGAGTATGGACTCAAACAGGCTTTCTAACTTAGGCTGTACCATTACTTTTTGTTATTTTTGTCGTTATACGGCGCGTTGATGTCCATAAAAACCTTAAACATAACGCGCAGTTGTCCCGATATAGTTCGGCCTTCACGAATAGACATTTTTTTTATCTGTTCATAAATTTCTTTTGGGACTAAAACGCTCTTCCATTTCTCTGTATCCATAAGAATCTCCACTATTTTCTGGGAATATATGCGATTTTATTCAAGAATGCAAGAAAAAACCTCGCTTTTAGCGAGGTTAGTTTGGGAGAGACTAAACATGATTTACTTCGATTGCCCCCAAGAAGCGCCAACTTCGACGTCGCACTTATTGGGTATAACTAAGTTTACCGCATTTTCCATGATTGTCGAATACTTTTTTGCCTCATTCATATCCTTTACAGATAAAGCTATCTCATCGTGAATTTGAATAAGCGGGACCTTACCTGTTGCATAGATGTCAACCATGGCTCTTTTTGTCATGTCAGCTGCCGACGCCTGTATTAGACGGTTCAACGCTTTATAGGCGTAAGCACGGCGCAGACGGGTTGTATCGCCATATTCCTTGACCGCTTCTTTATAGGGTAACGCCTTATTCATATCAAAAGAAACAGGCTCCCAAAGATCAAAACGGCATTTGCGTCCCAAAATAGACCGTATGGAACCGCTACTGTCCTTTTCATTCAGTCTGTTTGTTACACCGCTCATCAGCATTTTAACAAACGGAACGCGGGAGTGATACTGTTTCACCAACTCTTTTGCATCCTCAACGGGTATATCCAGTTGATCGGAAAGCTTGTTAACGCCCATACCGTACATCATGCCCAAGTTTATTGTCTTGGCCTGCTTGCGGTCAATCTTTGCCATCTTGGCAACCATGGTATGAAAGTCCATCTTTGGATCGTTCTTGTATCCGTCTACAAACTCTGCAACGCCATGTAAGTGATTTTTACGGGCTACACCGTAGACGTGGGCATAATGAACCAAGATCCGTGGTTCCTGTTGCGAGAAATCTATAGCAGCCCACTTGTCCCCCTCTTCGGGTAGAAACAACGACCGTATCATAGGTCCCAACACGGGATCGCGGGCCGGTATTTGCTGTAGGTTGGGATTGGACATGGAGATACGACCCGATACGGTTCCCCCGTCGTCAGACCGTATTTGGTTTATGTGACTATGAATACGACCGTCCCGCCCTGTATGGCGCATAATGGTATTAATAAACGTCCCGTGCGTTTTATTAAGATTGCGGGCTTTCACAATAAGACGGGGCAGTTTGTCTTCGTGATCGCCCAAAAACCCCTTGGTAAAGGACGGCTGTCCCTTTTCTGTTTTGGGATAAGCTATGCTCATTTTGTCAAACGCTTTGGATAAAGACTGGGCTGCCCAGATTTCAACGTCCATGTTGGTCATGCGTTTGATTTCGGACAAGACTTCTTTTTCTTCTTTAATAAGCGCCACTCTGGTTTTCTCAACGGCGTCCATATCAACACGAACACCCGTCCAAGTCATATCAATCAGGCAGGGCAGAAGTTCAAGTTCCAAGTTGGCAATAGGCCAGAGATCCTCTTTACCCAGTAACGTTTTAAAGTATGTCCACAATTCGAGCGTAAGCACCGCATCTGTTTCAGCGTAGGGACCAACGTGCATGGCAGGCAGTTTCCATAGCTCTGCTTTGGGATCAACACCAAAATCTCTGGCAGCTTCGACAAGAGACTTTTCCGACTTGGTTTTATTAAGATGATCGTAAGATAAAGCGTTGAGACTGTAACTAAATCTATTCTCGTCAAGCAGGGACGCAATCACCATCGTATCGACAATACGCCCATTAATTTTAAAACCCATGCGCCGTATCCAACCCGCATCGTACTGGGCATTGTGCATAATTTTGTCGGCGTCGCATTCAAAAACCCTTTTGAGCCACTTATCAACAATGCGTTCGTCAAGATTTCCGCCACCTAAATGCCGAATAGGAATATACCCCTTCCAATCTGCCGTGGCGATAGCATAGCCCACGACTTGTCCGTCGGATCGTGACCAACCCGGCCCCAATGTTTTAAGGTTCGGGTCTTTTGTTTCGACGTCAATTGCAATTTCTTTTGCTTCCCACAGTGGTGGGAGCTCCGCAGGCGGAACCCATTCCGACTTCGGAGTAAACATAGCCATTTGTAAGGACATTACTTTTCTCCCATCAAGGCGCCGTATCCGCATATATCTATGGCGGAGTCTTCGTGTTCTGGCGTTTCAATCAGACGGCTTAACTTCACCGCTATCATGCACTGATATACTTGTGCGACGGTTATCTCTTTTTCCAATAAGACCGTCCACATTTTTGCAATGCGCTCATGGTTATTGTAGGCATCACCATAATCACGCGCCCGTGGGCCGTTAATCATTTGCTCTGCTTTTTGTAAAATTTCTGCTCGTTTCATAAATCGTAACTCCTATCTGCCTGTTCTGCGTCAACTATATATAATTTATCTTTAGTTCTTGTGACTCCGACGTAAAAAACCCTGTGCATATCATCAGGATTTATCCTCATTTCCTCTTCAGCTGCGGGAGATAAATCTGTAAACAACACGACGTTATCAGCTTCGCCTCCCTTTGCTCCGTGGATCGTGGATACCGTAATGCGGGGCGCTTTGTTAAAATCCTCGCCCTTGCGTAATAATTTTAATATATAAGCTCTGTCCAGTTCGGGCAGTTTATCCATAGCGTCAAACCATTCCATATTTTCTGTAGCCAAAAGACCGCATCTCTCCTGCAAGACCGACAATGTCATAAATTCATCGTCCAGTATACCCGTGAGCTTTTTAAAGCCACGCTTGACACGGGTATTGAGTGACATATAGCTGTAAATCTTCTTCGCAACTTCCCCAGACACTTCGTCTCCCTCTCTAAGGCGGTTCCAACCGTTTACAGCGGTGGTAACGCTTTGAGATCTGCTTCGATGCCCACGATAAGTAAACAGATAGCACAGACCCCTTAAATCGGCTGTAACAGGATTAAGCGTGTAGCCTGCCTGAGACATGATGAGCCAAGAGCCGTCGTCCATGGTAATTGAATTAACAGAATTTATGCGCGAAACCAAACCCAGAGTGTCCCGCGCTTTGTATTTCTTTGGAAACCGACGGCGTATGCGCCGTGCAACCTTTTCCGCTAGAAAATGTATGGCTTTGGGTACACGGTGAGACTGGGACAGCGTTTCGCTCGACCCGTCCAGATTTATAAAAGCGTCAACGTCGGCGCCTGCCCAACGGTATATGGCTTGATCGTCATCGCCGGCTGCGTACATCTTTTGTGATTTGGCGTCCAGTATGTGGGCAATGTCCCACTGTAACGGAGACAAGTCCTGCGCTTCGTCCAAAAAGGTCAGCGAAAAGCGGGGACAGTTC